TTGCCGTTTCAAGCAGAACCGAGCATCCAGAAGCGTTATCGTTTGCTCCGGGCATAAGAAGATGGCTTTTGCCAAGGTGATCCAGATGTGCGCCGATTATTATATGCTCATCTTTTAGAACCGTATAAAAAGCAAAGCAGTTTGAGAATTATTGGTTAATTGCATTAATAAGATAACTATTTAGATTATAATAAGTTACTGAAATATGAAAGAAAACTTTGAAATGAGAATAAAAACGGAGTTAAGCAAATTTTTACATTTGGTTTAAGAATTTAATTATTTCTTAATTGGGCTTAAAAAGGTAATTAATTGATAGATAATTGATTGTTAGAAAGGTTGTAACTGTGTGCCTTCAAAATATTTGTTTTATCTCTGTTCCTGCAAGTCTTTTAATCGCTTGATTTCGTCTTGTAATCTTGCATTTTCAAATAGTAATGCCATAAGTGCGGCAAAAGTTTTAGCGTCTTCTTTAGCGCATTTTTCAAGATATTCTTTATTGTTGTTTATAAAATCCTCAAGATATTTTTCAGTTGAAGGGCTATAATCGTGTGTTTTTTTCTCAAATTCAGTGTTTATTATAGATGAAATAGCATTTTGAACGATGGATTGAGGCGGCCTTTCATCTTCAGAAAGTAACCAATCAATATCGCAACCCAAACCTTGAAGTTTCATAAGAAAAGGCATCCCCGGTTTACGAGCCCCAGAAACATATCGATGCAGATTTGGCAATTTCATATTGAGCTTTTCAGCTAATTTTGTTAAAGAGCCAAAATTTTTTACTGCCCAACTTCTTAATTTTTCTTCAAACACTTGAATTTTTCTTTGTTGCTAATTGAACGGTTAAAATGGCAAAGCTTTTAGCAACCCTAAAACCTTATTTTTATTAAAAAATCACAATTCCCAAATTTTTATTAGCAACTTCAAAAATATTTCCCAATCGGATAAGATTTTACTTGACAAATCTTATCCGATTGGTTAAGTTTGTGTAAAATAATTCACAATTCTTTTAACAAAAAAAGCGCACTATGAAAGAACACATTAAAATTGATCGGGAACTGATAAATCAATCTGAAATTGCCCGCAGGCTGAATATCAGTCCGTCTTACCTTTCTATGATTCTAAATGGACACAGAAAATCCGATAAAGTCATAAAACGGGTCAATAAGCTTCTTCAAGAACAAATTTCTCCACAAGCCGCATAATAAATCTATATGCATTTTTTACAAATATACGGTTTCTATTTCACAAACGAAATTAAAAATTCTAAGGAATATTTTAATGAGACACTTAACATCTATTAAAAATATACTTTATTCCACTATCCATAGGAACAAGAAAACCATTGAACAAATTGCGGATGAGATAGGTATCTCAGCTAATTCTTTGTACCGATACGGTCTGGAAGGTGAAAGCGGCACCGAAATACCCCTCAGCCGTTTATATCCACTGATGAAAGCTACTAATAATTATGAACTGCTTAAACACTTAGCCTACCTTTCTGGTTACGTCTGTATCCGTATCCCCCGTGTTTCCATGAATAAAAAAGATGAAATTGATTTAATAGACGATTATCAGGACGCTACTATTTTATCAGTCAAATTATTAAAAGAATTCTTTAAGAATCCCAACCAAGACACATTTAATAACGCTAAAGATTCCCTTGCCAAAGTGATGGAATATTGTGCCTCAAATACAAAATATGTCGAAAAGAAAATTACTGGCCAACTGGAGATGGAATTATGATTTTTCCCATTACTAAAGAATATGTTACCACACAAGAGGCCGCTTTAATTAAAGGTGTTAAGCCGCAAGCTATTAGAAAAAATATCAATAAATATGAGCATAAAATCGAACCTTCGCGTGGTTGTCAAGGTTTTACATACCTAATAAAAACTAAAGATTTACTCAGGAAATTAAATGCCGAAAGGCGTTTAAACTATTGTAATGATATAACACCAGACCAACTTGCTCAAAAACAATTACAACAGACCGAACTAGATATATATTCAAACGTCCCTGAATGGAAGCGTAAAAAAGCAACAAAGTACCTTGCCTTATTTAATGCGGCTGAGGGGTTAACCGGCAAAGAATTAGAAACCTTCATTAATGATTGGAATAATAAATATCCTGAAAATAAAACAAGCGTTAAAAGCTATTATCGGGAGTTAGCGAAATATAAAGACGGGGGTTTGCAGGCCTTATTTGCCGGGTACGGTTCAAATGAAGGGACTACCATTATTGACGATGAAGATTACAATTGCTTTTTTTCTTTATATATGAAAGAAGGCGGGCCAACGCTAAAAAGTTGCTGGCTGGAAACGTATGGAAATAATGTAAGAACCAATAAAGGTGTTATCCCTGATGCTTTTCCAAGCATGACAGCTTTTTATCGTCTATTATTAAAAAGAACACCAATTCAAGTTATTGAACGAGCCCGCAAGGGACAAAGATACTGGAATAAAAAATATGCAAGTTATTTAGACAGAGACTGGAGCAAGGTAAAAGCCGGGCAATGTTGGTTTAGCGATCACAGGCAAGCTGACCAAGCTGTAATGAGAATGATGCCTCAAGACATTCAGAAACAAATCGAACGCTTAATTAAATATGAGGGCGAAGGGAATGGAAAGCCGGTCTTCCCGTGGATTACTTTTTGGGCGGATGCAAAAACAAAGAAAATGCTTTCTATCTATCCTCACGAAGAAGCTCCGAACAGCGACCATATTTTCTTATCATTTTATATGGCAGTTGAAGAGTATGGGCTACCTGAAGAAATATACATTGACAACGGAAAAGATTACCGAAGTAAAGATTTTGCAGGGGGCAAAAGAAAAATAACAGTATCGGTGGACGAAATAAAAACGCGCTCACTAATGAGCTATTTATCTATTGAGGTGCATTTCAGTAAGCCATACAGGGGGCAAAGCAAGACAATTGAACGGACTTTTAGAATTATGAAAGAATGGCTTGATAAACAGATGCCCGGATACAGAGGCGGAAATATTACAGAAAGGCCAGAAAAGCTTCAGCAGGAAATAAAACAATCAAGGATAATGGACTTTTACGAATATTCAGAATTGCTCAATTATTTTTTTACAAACATATTGAATAAATACGAAAGTGAAGGCAGTATCCTTAACGGTAAAAGCCCCGATCAGGCTTGGGCTGAAGAATTTAAAATTAAAAGAACAATTGATAAAGACAGCTTAAAATTACTTTGTATGCGGTCAAGCAATACATATTCCATAGGCAAAAACGGTATTGAAATATCCCGGAAACATCGATTGCATTATTGGGGTGACTGGATGATAGGACTAAAGGGACGAAAAGATAGATATTATATGAGACGCGACCCGAAACAATATCAATATGCATGGATATTTAACAGCAAGACAGACGAATATATCGGCCTCGCTGAATTGAACGTATGGAAAACAGCCGCACTTGCTAAAACAGACCTTGAAAAAGCAACATTAAAAGAAGCCTTAAAACGCCAAAAGAATGAGGATAATATTGTTAAAGGATATATTCCTGAAACTGATATAAATCCCCGTGAATTACTTGAAAACCTTGCTGCCGGAATTGCTGTAACATCAAACAATGCAGATATGGGAAGCAATTGCATGAATATTTTTGTCCGTACAGCTATGGATGAAGTAAAGTATAAGGAAGAAGAATATCAGAAAACAGGAACGTATGGAGTCGATACATCAAAGTTTATTCCTAAAACGAATAAACCCATAATATTTACATCAATTGTTGATAGAGAAGAATACGAAAAAAAACAAAAGGGATAACGACCTGTAATCATTATCCCCTTAATCATAACTATATAAGGAAAAATCGATATGCAAACCTTACAAGAAGAACTCAAGAAATTTATGGAAAGAAGAGGTATTTCGCAAAACAAATTAGCAAAATCCCTTCCCTTTTCACCGGCTAAATTGTCTCAATGGATGAACGGTTCATATCCGGTTAAAGATAGAAATAAAATAAAGGATATTGAGGATGCCGTAAAGAATTATCTTGCTATTGAAACTGCCCGGCTTGAAGACAAAAACGGCTCAACAATAATTCCGTTCATACCCCATGTCAATTACCGGATATTTAATGAAATTGCTACTCTCTGCCATCACTATTGCGAAATAGGCGTTTTGTGCGGCCAGCCGGGCGTCGGCAAAACAATGAGCGCTAAAAAATATACCGAACAACATCCCGATGTTATCTACATTATAGCAGATCAGTCTTTTACAACAAAGGTAATTTTTAAGACAATTTATAACGCACTTGGAGGCAGTGAATTGCTTGGTATACACGACCTTATTGAATGGATTAAAGATAAGCTTGTAAACTCTAAACGCCTTATAATTATCGACCAAGCTGAATATTTACCAAATAGAGCTTTAGACTTAATTCGCACTTTACATGATAAATGTCTTGATGATAATAACAAGGGTACAATCGGTATTCTATTAACCGGATTACCGATCTTAAAGGAAAATCTTAAAGGTTTAAACAATCAATTTGCTCAATTATATCAAAGAATAAGCTGGTATCGTAAAATAGGCAATATGAAAGACCAGCAGGGAATGACTATGGATATCACGGACGAGGATGTTAAAACATTCGTTTCTTCAGTGTTCCCCGAAGTTAATGGAGAAATTAAATTCTTCAAAGAATTATCGAAAAGTAATCCGCGTGTATTAAGCAGGCTTATCGATAGAAGTAAGAGAATATGCGAGATGAATAATGCTAAATTAAATATCGATATAATCCGTGAAGCCGCAAAAACAATAATCATATAGTTGTAATTATGGTCAGAAAAAACATAGTACATATCGGCTTTTCAAAAACACTTTGCGGCTTGAACCTGAATCATGTCAATAGTTGCATCGGGCCGGAGGACAAACCTTTGCATTACATAACTGAAATATTGAGGCATGAGGAACGCTTATGCTTCAATTGCCTTAAAGTTAAAAGAAGAATGGAGCGCGGTAAATGAAAACAGATATTCAATTCTTATATGATATTGAGTTACACGGCGTTATCGTTAATATGAATTCTTTTTGCCCGGGCTGGAATGTCCAGACACAAGCTAATAAATACATGGACTTTATGATAAAAGTAAATCAAACGGCTAAAACAGAGGAACAGAAAATAAGAAGCATAGCTGTTATTTATTTGCTCTCATTAATCCTTAACGCCTTTGTAGAATACAGGAGGAACTAATGTTAAATAACACTAACATAAATAAAGGAGATATAATGACACCGGAAGAAATAGAATACTGTACTTTTGAACCTGATGGGGATTGCTGGATTTGTTATGATAATACTTTCATCAATCTGCAGGAATCCGACCATATTGGTTTCGGTGATATCAAAGAAGAAGCATACAAAGAATACTGCAAAACATTCTCTGGAGGTAAATAATGGAGTTTACAGCCATTACTTATTCCAAAGTATTTAGCCTCGGCAATTATGAGAATGAAAAAATCGGGGTTGAAGTAAAATTAACCTCCGAAGATAATCCGGTATTAGCAATGAAAGAGGCTAAACAATTTGTCGAATTTATGAGTACCGACAAACAAAGAAAAATCGAGCTTGCTCTTGATGTAATAAAGCAGGCAAAACAGCACCATCAGGAAACGGTAAACAAGGCAAAAACCTTAGTTAAAGAAGCAAAGTAATTGTTTCCAAATTTAATGAAATAACTATCTAATTATTTATAAGGAGTATATATGGAATTAAACCAAAACATGTTTTCCTCTCAGATGAATTTTCTGGGCGCTTATGCAGAAGCATATCATAAACGAAAAGAACTGGCTAAAGCGATACAAGAAAAAATTGATAAACTAAAACCGGCTGTTCAGGAAGCCGAGAACCTTGAAGCAAGGTTATCCGAAATAAACAAAACAAACCGTGAAGATGAAAAGTTTTTGATGAACATGAATAATACGGTTGAAAAAAGTCTTGGTGTTGCTATTGATAACGGCCCGTTGTTTGATGAGGAAAACGGGAATAATAAGGAGCGGGCAAATGGGTAAAATAAAATTAGAATATCTGCCGATTGAATCTTTTGATGATGTTGATAAATATATTAAAGATTATGCCGCCAAAGATAGGTTCATAAAAACAAAAGAAGTTGAGATGAATGCTGAAATCGATAAGATTAAAGCAAAATATGCCGATCTGACAAAAGAGGCGGTTTCACGTAAACAAATAATTGAAAGTTCAATCGAAGCATTTTGCACAGTTAGAACTGATGAATTCGGAAAACTGAAATCCAAGACTTTAACTCATGGGAAAGTCTTTTTCCGTACGAATCCTCCGAAAGTATTACAGCTCAGTAAAAAATATACGGTTGAAACAACCATTGAACTTATTAAAGCTCTTTTTAAGAATAGGTTTATAAGGCAAAAAGAAGAAATAAATAAAGAAACCTTGCTTGCTGACTACGCCGCTAAAAAAATAGACGATAAGCAGTTAGCCGGTGTCGGTCTTCGTGTCGATCAGGGGGAAACCTTTGGAATAGAGATAAATTGGGATTCCATACAGGAGGGATAACATGAACGAAGAATTAAAAACGATACTCGAAGAAATGAGAAACCTCTCTGATAAACTGGCCGGAATAAAGAATAAGCATTATGCCGAGCTATATAGTAAAAATGAAATGGCTAACTATTCTGAAATACAGCAATCTCTAAACCTTACAACGGCCCGGACTGCAAGATTTATAGAGCATCTGGAGAGTAATGGATGAAAGCTAACCGGAATCAAATAGCTAAAATTCATATTGCACGGAAACAATTAAACCTTGATGAAAATGATTATCGTAATGCGCTTATGCAATACGGGGTTGAGCATGCAAATGAACTTAGCTATTCTGATGCTGTCACTCTATTAGAAAATTTTGAGAAAGCCGGTTTTGTGGTTAAACCAAAGAACCCCAAACCGACCTCTCCCTATGGGTTTGGTAAAAATAAATACGAAATGTTCGCTGGCAGAGGAAAGCCCTGGGCGACCCCTGAGACATTAAGACATATAGAAGGCCTTTGGAGAACCGCCAGCAAAACAAAAACAGATGAAAGCCTGCAGAAATTTATTTTTAACAGAACCGGTATTTCTCATATCTCTTTTTTACATCACTCCCATGCAAAAATTATTATTAATGCTCTTAATGTAATGCAAGAAAAGAAAAGCAAGGAAGCTTTCAAATCCACAAAGGGAAGGAAAGATTAACATGCAGTGCGCTAAATGTAAAAGAGACTTCAAAGAGGACGAAAAGCATAAAGGCTTTTTTACACAGCAGAATGACCATTTTATGAGGCCTTATAGAATTTTCGGTTATTCATGCCCTCACTGTGGTTTTCATAACATGATATTTCAAGTCCCGATTAACTTTCCTTTTATAAGAACAGCCCGCACCTATGAAAGCCTTGATAAACTCATTGAGGATATTCGAACCCAGCTTGAAAATTTTATGAAAAGCAAGAATAAACAACTTGCAAAAGAAAAGGGCTTGTTTGATGACACACAGGACTAAAATCGAAACTCTTAAAACAAACATACGAAAGGATATCGAAAAGGATATACTTTCATACAAACGCGCCGTAATAAGAGAAATAGATTCATTATGGAGAACTTTTAAGGTTGTTAGTACAAATGACGATATAGAAACATTTGCGCGTTACCTTTTAGATAATTTGAACATTCCCAAAGGAAAGGTCAATGCAATAATAAAGGAATTAAAAACGGTTCAATCAAATATAGCCGATGTATGGGGGGACTATTTCAGCGAAGCTTCCGGGAAAAATATCTTTGTAGATTACGAAAAGCTTGTTGCACTTCATTCAGTCGATTTTAAGGAAATAAATAAAGATATACGAAATACTGTTGTAAAAGAATTCAAGGAATCAGTTAATAAGAATTATAATTTTGAAACAATACGGGCCAGACTGCAAAAATCGAATTTATCGACCTCAAGCATATATAATCTGGCCAATACAGCAGTAAGTCAATTTGATAATGCTTCAATGTTTGAATATGCACTGCAGGCCGGGATAAATGAATTTCTGTATGACGGAATTTTAATGCCGGACAGCCGCTTGTTTTGTATAGAACATTTTCATAAAACATTTACATACGAAGAAATATTAGCTATGGATAACGGGCAGGGCTTGCCTGTTGTTACCAGTTGCGGTGGTTATAATTGCCATCACTATTGGACTGCTAAAATCTAACTGCTCTTTAATTATTGGGTAAGACAAATTTATATGCTTAAGGCATATAAAGGAATCGGGTGGGAACTGGAAGTCTTGGCGGACATAGCGCAGTTCCCAACCCGATAGCTTTCGCCGCCGAAAAAATACTAAAATT